GTTACTGATTATAGTGGACTGTCAACAATTGTCAATCCACATTGTGAAATAGTTTAGTGAATCTTTCGTGGAACACCAAACTCAAAGTCTGCTAAACCTTCTAGCGTCCCATCTTCTAAATCTCGTAAAGAATCTAAGATTAGTTGATAAGTCTCGTCCAAATCCATTGATGTCTCAATAGAATATGTATCATCTTTGAAGGCACGAATAACAACCATGCCGTATAGGTTTTCGTCTAAATCTTTATCGTCATCCATTAGTGGGTATCCTTCCAAGTTAAGCCTGTCCGATATTCGCCAGATAAAGGACAACGCATTTTTAAAACCTTACCTGCTTCTTCAATAGCCCATACACCGTATTGACCAACTAAATCAGCAGTAGCTTCTTTTGTTTCAATCTGCCATTCATCGTGCACATTAGCACAGAACTTGTGGTCTATCTTCTCTCGCTTTAAACGATTAGACAACAACACCAGAGCTTGCTTCATGACGATTGCACCAGCACCCTGCAAAAGCGTGTTGAGCGACGAGTGTTCGGAGCGAACCAATAACTTGCGTCCGTCAAGACCTGGAAGCCAGCCTTTCTGAGAGTAGATGCGACTAACTTTCTCACGAAGTGCTTTGAGTTTCGGTGTGTTGCGTAGAAAACTAGTAATGAGGTTTTGTCCTTCTTTCGCACCACCTCCAACAATCTGCCCGATTTTGGGACTTCCTGCACCATAGAGGAATGCATAGATAAATGTCTTAGCTTGATTCCTCGTCTCAAGTCCTGCAGCCTTCTGGTTCGCTGTGTGTATATCGCCTGATACAACTTCACTTGTATATGCATCGTCGTTCATATAGTGAGCCAACATTCTCAACTCCAATCCTGAAGCATCAATGCCGACCAATCTATTGCCTTTCTCTACTGTCCATAAGTTTCTACATTCAGGTCCGTATACAGCACCGCTGTTAGGAATCTGTGCCATGTTAGGGCTGTGATGAGTCATACGACCAGTCACTGCACCGTTGGTGATAACACGACCGTGAACCCTGCCATCTGATTCAACTGATGATAGCCAAGATTCTATCTGAGCTATTCGCTTTTGTAGCATCAAGTATTCTGCGATGGCTTTCGCTTCGGGGATGTCGATGCCTTCGAGCGTGGTTTCGTCGACGATGACACTGCCTTTTTCGGTGTGCTTCTTGGGCTTCCAACCTTTTTCTTGGAGACGCTCTGCGATTTGCTGACGGCTGCCTGGGTTGAAGGGTGTGATGATGTCTGGGAGGGCTTTTCCTGTTTTCTTATGAGTTCTTCCACTTTCAACTCTGGGAGGAAAAATTGACTCCATTTCAACTTTGATAGCTTCCAACTTAGCCTTAAGACTACATAGAAGTTCCGTAGCTCCTCTTTCATCGAGCTTAAAACCGTTTCGTTCTTGTTCTGCAATGATGATTGCAACTTGGTGTTCAAGCTCTTTGCTCTTCTCTGAGAAGTCATCTTTCATTTCCCTTTCTAGGTGTTGATAAAGTTTAGCTGTTACTAAAGTGTCCTGCTTACAATACTGCAACATCTCATCTGTTAAACCATTGTCAAAGTCTGTGAAGTCTCCTTTAGGAAACCCTAGTCTTTGTCCCCAAGCAGCAAGGCTGTGTCCGTCTTCCAGTGATGGGTTATACAATCTAGACAAGACCAATGTGTCAATGACCTGCGACTTCTTAACTGTGATGTTCCACACTTTCTTTAACACAGGGAAGTCAAAGAAGATTCCGTTGTGTGCGATGATTTTCTCAACTGAGTCTAGATAAGGCTGTAAGCTGTTAGGCTGTGTGAATGTAGACACAATGTCAGTATCTAAATCACGACAAACCACACACCATATCTTATCATGTGCAGTATTGGTTTCGATGTCAAGGATTATACGCATCAGATTAGTGTAACCAAGTCTGTTAACTTAATCAAGTATAACTTTGATGTCATGTCATCGCCACCACGAACAGAGCGTGGATTGTGCGTTGCAATATACTTACGCAATGTGCTGACCTTTAAAAGAAAAGATAAGACAATGTCATCTCCCAGAGCAAGATTGTGCATCCAGTAATCAGCGTGAGTAGTAACAATTCCAGATGGCTTATTTCTGGACTCGTATTCAATAACAATGTTGCCTGTTGACTTCCACTTGTCTTTCTCTGTTTTAACTTCAATCTTACTTTGTCCGAGAATCTCTGCAACTTTTTGTTCAAACACTTGTCCATAAGCTAAGTCCAAATCAAATCGTTTATCGTTGTTCATAAGCATAGTTTAACTAAGCCTCCTAAATACATTAACACAGCGACTGCTTCAACAACAAACAAAGCATAGTCTCGCTGTTGCACACCTGACCAAGCCCACAGACCGCTACCGACTAAACCAAACCACAGGTTCAATGGGTAAATGTTCAGACTGGTCAGTGCTATACCAATCAGACACAAGCCTGTGCCTGTCCATTTCATTTCTTCTTCACTGCTTTCTTAGGTTTTATGTTTAGGTCTTCTTTAGTTTCTTTAACCATTTCAAGAATGTTGCTTTCATTGAATAACCAACGGAACAGCTCTTGAATCTCTGGCTCAGTAAAAGTCTCTGACTTACCATCGTTAAAGTAAACCTGTCTGTCGTGAATCTTTACGATAGCACTGAGGTTGTAGTGTTTGTTGTTAATAGTTACGATGTTCATAGTTTAAATACCTTTGTCCAAGCTGCAAAGTGGTGAACTGTGCCTTTAGAATCTTTACAATAGCTATACATTCCGTCAATGTGGTCGAATGTGAACAAGTCTTCAATATTGAACTCATTGGATTCAACAGGAACTCTGACCTCTTCTTCGTCACTGAGTTTAAACTTGTTGCCTTTGTTGAGTGTATACAACGGCACACACATATCTTCGATGTCGTGTTCGTTAATCATATTTGTAATCCTTTCTAAACTTGTCAATGGCTTCATCTAGCATGATGCCTGTTAACCATTCCCAATGATTACCACGACCATCGCAAGCAATCACAGTCGGTGCAACTACTTCCTCTGGTAAATCCCATGCCGCAGTCTTGAGCCAACGATAGCGTTCTGCATCTTCAAACATATCGACATTGTCTTGAATACGGTTGAACACATCTTTGTTAAGACTACGCAATCTTTCAATCTCGTTGCACAAGGCAAGAATGTAATTGCGAGTGACATGATATTCGTCATGCTTCGCATACTCTCTCGCCTTTTCTACTAAATCCGATTTCATAATTCCTCCGTTGTTTCCAACATTCTACCTGTATGACTCTGATAAAGCAAATGACCTGCTTGACCAGTGAATCCGCTGAAGCGATTCTTAAGCACTCGAACATGGGTGGTGTTACGCTCAATCAAGTCCGTAGCCTGTCCGTTTCGTTCTAATCCTATCACAATGTCTGATAGCTGTGCAATCGCACCAGAGCCACGAAGCTGTGCTAATGATGTGGCTGCACCTTCTTCGTGTCCTTTGGCTTCAGGACGCTTGAGGTGTGATACGCAAATGAGACTGATTCCTGTTTCCTGAACCAACATACGAAGCTTAGTCATAATCGCATCTAAAGCTTTTCGCTCATCAACAACATCACCGCCTGACACAATGATTGACAAGTGGTCAAGGAACACATAGCCACAGTTCAATCCTTTAGCCATATACCTTACTCGATTGATGATATTTTCAAGGCTAGTAGAACCAAAATGGTCGAAAAGATATAGCCTATCAGTTCCAAGTGTTCTATCAAAAGCATTTTTTAACTCCTCTGGTGTTACTTCTACATCAGGTAAATGGATTGGTCTGTTTACTGCTAACGACATAAGACTTCTCGCAGTCTTTCTGACTCCTTCTTCGAGGAACATAAGACCAATGTTGTCAGTCGTCTTATTAAGAATGTGCCATACAATCTCTCTAAGGAACTGTGATTTACCGAGACCCGAACCAGCAGTAACCATGACAAGCTCACCCTTCCTAATGCCATAGGTGAGTTTATTGAGGGCTTCGTATGGATAATCGCAATCAGCTTTCTCAATAGGTGTAGATACCACTTCCCATAACGAGTTACCTTGAATAATCCCATCAGGTATATAAGACTCAGCACTCCACCAAGCATCAACATATTCTTTGCCTGAGTTGTTCTTGAGATAGTCAGCCGCATCTTTAAATCCTTTCTTGTGCTTTAACACTTTGACTTTGCCACCGAACAATTCTGCTACTGCTTGAGCTGCCTTCTGTCCAGGCTCATCAGCATCAAAGTCAATGACGATGTTTTCGAATGAATCAATGTATTCATATTGGGCTTTACAGTCCTTCAAAGCAGCACTAGCACCGTTGCGGATACTAACAACAGGATACTTACTACCTTGCATCTGAAACGATGCCATAGCGTCAATCTCGCCTTCACAGATAGTGAGATAACGACCTGCCTTAGCGAAGTTCTGTTGTCCGAACAAGATAGCATCTTTGAACTCACCTGCGATGCTGAACTGCTTATCTGCCACGCTTCTTGTCTTCACCGCCACCATCGTGCCATCAGCATCATAGTAAGGGTAGTAGTGCTTATTGCCTAATGGGTCTTGCTTCACTCCATAGCTTAGGCAAGTAGCCTGAGAAATACCACGATTATTGATAGCGTTAGTAGTAGCATTGTCATAGAAGTTAATCCTTGTCGTTGTTGGTGTCATTTTTTTACTCTTGTCTATTGTTCCGTCACTCTTTTTATAGGTGTGACAAACATGGCAATAGGTGTGGTCATCGTCATAAAGACTGTTCCCATCACTAGAGCCACATTCATCACAGGCAATGTGTTTTACAAATTTAGAATCACTCATTTAACTTTAAATTCCTTTTTCAATCGTTC